GTAGATAGCCTGTTCGCACTTAATGTGTGGGAAAGGCTTTTTTCTCATACGAATTAGTCTGTCATATGTACACATTACACCACCGTCTGGAAACGATGTTGTTAGATTGTCAATGGCTGATGGTGTACTTGGGAAAAATGGTACAGCACTAAATCCAAGCGTTTGTAGCTTTTCTTGTAGATAAGTATTTACCCAAAGAATTGGTGTATTTAATATTGATGTTGTTGTCATTTAATTGCTCCTGCCATCCAATTATACCCTGCTTTAACACCGTCAGAACGCTTGCTGTTCTTTTTTAGATGCTTGTGGAATTCTGCTGGGCTTTCTAGGTTATAGGCAATTCCAGATACCTGCAAAAATGCCTGAGTAAAATATCTATTAAAAAATATATCCATTACATTCTCAAATTGACCAGCAACATCTCCACCTGGCTTATCAATCTGCACTGGATTTGGTGTAAATACTGTTTCTCCAGCATCATTTTGAAAAGCCAGTACTTTTGCATTTTTAGGTTTAATAGTTATTGGTATTCCAGATTCCATAATCTGTGCCTTGTCAAAGAATGGTGTAGACGCTCCTCTAGCAATAGACTGTGACTGCTTAAAAGAGTATGTAAAAATTAAGTTATTGTTTGTTAGAGTATAGTCAATGTCGTATAGTCGTGCATCTGGACTGCCTGTTTGATACCACTCATAAACATGGTGAAGTCTCTGTGGCTCCATCTTTGCATTTGTATCAATAAACTCTTTTGCCATTTCAATGGTGGTTACGCCCAACTCACTCATAAACTTTGTTTTACCCATTTTTGCACCATCAATAAAGCCATTTGAGTATTCTGCAATATTCATTATGTCTTTAAATAAATCCTTATCGTTAAACTTAACACTTATCATAGGTCAGTCCCCTGGTTTTCTGAACGTTTGATAACAAGTTTATAATGTTCGATATTTCCGAATGGACCAACTAGTGGTTCAAATGTTGCTATTTCAAAAATTGTTGGTTGTCCAGAACGTGGACCAGAAGTTTCTAAATAAATTACATTATCATTCTTGTCACGGACATTTGTAATAACGATATTTGTTAGAGCATTTCTTTCATCTTCACTAGAAAATCTTATGTCTGTTTTTACTCTTCCAACTAAAGAACTGTCAAGAAGCAGCTTTACCTCTGGTCTAATTTCTTCTTTATTGGCTGTTCCTGCTTTATTAAACTGACAAGCGATTGTTCTGTCTAACACCCAGTTTTTCTTAACATTGCCATAGGCTCCCTGTTCAACAATTGGATAGTAGACATCCGCAAGCATTGGAAATAAATAATCTGGGGTTTCGCATACAGTCATTACAACACTCCTGGGTGCGTAATAGTCTTCATGTATTTAGACAAAATCTTGTCTACAAGAATATTTCCTGTTCCCTCAAAAACAGCCTTATCAAACTTAACATTAAATTGGTCAGTGTTGTATCCATTGATGTATCGCTTGTAATAGTCAAGCTTTCCACATTCAATATCTTCAACAATCATTTCAGTTGCTTTCTTAATATCAGACGGAACCATGATGTATCCATCTTCGCCAATAATAGTGTAGTCATATCCAGCAATAAAGCCACGACTACCATATAGCATACCAATGTAGTCAGATGACGCTGTTGGGAAATTATTTGGAGTAGACTCGTATCTATTTAGTTCTCCTGTATATTTGAGAACAATTGCTGTTTGGTCTGGGATAAACTCATATTCCAATGCCCAGACTTTTTTAACATAACCAAAGGCTGTAGTGGCATTCGCTTCTGCAGTAGTCACAGTTCTATTAATTCTAAAACCATATGTTCCACTATCTTCTAGTAGTTCTTGAAGAAGATATGTTCCATCCATGTTTGTAGAACCTGTAATTTTTACAGTATCTCCAACGGTATAGTCAAGTTGCTTTGTTGTAATAAAGCCAACATTAGTATTGCTTGTTGGGTCAACATCCCAATAATCTGTAATCTCAATGTTATCTTCGTCTTTGAAAATTAACACGTTGTTTTCATATAGCTTGACGACTCTCTTTAGGTTGTCCCAAACAGCAAGATAATCATTACCAAGACCAAGAGTGTTGATTAGGTGTCTCTTGTAGTAAAAACCATCTGTAACAATTGAGTCAATAATGGCTCGTGCTAGGTGCTCGTTTTCTTTATATGTTGCAATCTCAGTTGCTGTAGTGCCTTTTGTATTTGGATTTACATATGGTCTACGAACCTCAAAATAGTCTTCAAAGAACATATTGCTTTGAATTAGGCTTGTTCCAGTAAATACTTGAACCTTGTAGTCAGCATCGTATTTTAGTGGAACACGAACGTCAATAGTGTTTGTTGCTGTTACTGTTGCTGTCTTGGCAAATACCGTGGACATATCCAGGGTATCAATAGCTACAACATAGACAGAACCTCCGCTATGTCCAGCTGGAATATCTACGGTAAAAACAAATTCGCTGTTGCCATAGTCAATGTTTGTCCATCCTGTCGTATGTGCGGTGTAATTTGAATCTACCTTCAATACTTCCATTAATTATCAAATACCTCTTTGATTTCTTCTGGTGTAGCAACTCTAATGTGAATTCTTTGCTTCCACATTTCTGCTTGTTCTGGTGTTACAAAATTGTAACCTCTTTGAACTTCTCCAACACCCTCCCAATAAACATTTCTAGTAGAAAATAATGCTACCTTTTGTGCCTTTGGTTTTTCTTTCTTTGGTTCTTCCTTTGGAATGCTAGAACCAATTGTATCATTAATTACTGCATCTGCAGAAGCCTTTGGCTTGCTCTTCTTTTTTGGAACAGTAATTACAGTATTATCTTCGGCTACCGCTTCAATTTTTGAAACAGAAACACCAAGTTCTTTTGCGGTTTGTTCTACCTTTGTGAGTTTTTCTTCTGACATAATTCCTCCGATTATATTATAGCAGATGAATAAACAAAAAGGGGCAGAAGCCGAAGCCCCTGCCCCCTTAAGTGGGTCAACTCAAGATTATAGGCTTGAGTCGATTGAGTCGCTGTCAACGTATGCGATAGCGTCCTGCTCTTCCCATTGGATACCGAAACGTACGAATACGGTGTATTCAATGGTGTCCTTCTTAGGAACGTAGAAGCGGTTTACAGTGATGTCTCTCTGGAAACCCCAAATACGGTTGCTTGGGAAGGTAAGGTCAACGAAACCTTCTGGGTAGTAAGGAACTTCCATAACTGGAATACCTAGTACACGAGTGGTACGAGCGTCGCCTAGAACCTGGTTGTTACCATCCAAGTAAGCGTTGCGATATTCGTATGACCAGACGTTGTTTGCAGCTGTACCGTTGTTACGTACAATGCCCTGGAATGCTGAAGTTCCTGCGTAGAACTTTAGACCAGTCTTTAGAGCACGATACTTACGTGGTAGGCGGTCAACAACTTGCTGTAGTACTTCTGGTGTGAATGCGTTGTTAGCTACTGTAGCAACATACTCGTGTGCCCAACCATCGGTCTTTGTACGGCTTACGAAACCTTCCATAATGTTAAGGAAGTTGTTCGCACCTGTACCAGTACCATTGATTGCTAGGTCTTCGATGTCGTTGGCAAAAGCCTGTGTCATCAAACGAACTAGGTGGTCTTCAAGAGCAGCACCTTCGATGTTGTCTTCAAGAGCTTCGGATGATACTTCCCAGTCAAGACGAATCTTCTTTGTAGTAAGTTCGACCTTGGTGAATGTAGCACCTGCGTTTGTGTAGGTTGGGTCACCCTGGTTGGCAGCACGGATAACACGCTCACCAACGTTAACCTTCTCAAGTTCCATAATGTTGGCTCGCATTGTTACACGGCGACCGTCCTTGGCTAGAACAGTTCCGTCCCAAACGTACTCAATAAATCTACGAGCCTGTTCAGGACGTAGAATACCAGCACCAGCGAATGTTGGGTTTGCATCGTATGATGGGGTAACGGCGTTAGGACCAGTTGTGACACCATACTGTGCAGTTGGGATGTTACCAAGTGTTGATACACCTGGGTTAGTTACACCACCAATGTTTCCAGATGCAAAGCCACCCTGAGCATTTACTTCTGCTGCAGTGTAACCACCTGAACCTGGATAGTTTTTAATAATTTCTTCCGACATAATTTTCACCTCCTAGTGAATTTGATTTATCTAAACAAATCGGATGTTTTGAGGAAACTTCCGCCCCATAGGGATTTTTCAACCTTTTCTGGTTGATGCTGTAGAACCTCACTGAGGTCTCCAGATTTACGGAAAGCGGTATCTGCTTCTACTGCGTCAATTCGCTTTCCGAGATTTGTTTCGGTTTCAGTTACCGCTGTGGCAACCAATCCGAGTGACTTTTTAAGTTCAGCAATGTCATTGGTTAGAGATGCATTTGCATCAGCTAGTGTCTTAACGATTGCTGTGATGTCGCTAAAGGCTGTTGTAACAGTTGAAGTTAGTTCAGCAACTGACTTAGCAATTGCCTCCTCTGAACTAGGAACTTCTTCTACAACTTCTTCTACAAGAGCTGGTTCTGCGTCAACAGCTGGAGCTTCTGGAGCTTCCTCTGTAACGACAGTCTCAACAACTTCTTCTGTAGCAGGAGCGTCAACTACAACTTCTGCCTCTGGAGCGACTTCGGCGTTTACGTCATTTACGATTTCATCTGCCATGTTATCATTCTCCTTATTCATCTTAGTAACGTTAATGCCTTTAGCACTATCAACTAAGAACTTTAGCATTTCTGTTTTTTCGTTATCGTTTTTCTCAACGAAACCGATATTCTGCATAGGTAGACCACTTGTTGGACTTACCTCTGTTTCATTTTCTGAAAGAAGAACTAGTCCTGATTCAGCGTCCCAGAATACATTCTCAATGATTGTGTCAACACCTTCGCCTTTGAATGTGTCAACTCCATCTACCTTTTCAACAGAAAGAATATTTGCAAATTGGTTTGCAGGGGTATCTACTAATGAAAGTTCTACTAGGTCATATTCCTTAATAACACGAACTTTCTTTGATACCTCTTCGTTAAATGCGGTATCCCACTTGTTCATTTTACCGCCAATGGAAAAGCCAGAAAGAGTGCCATCAAGAACTTTTTCCCAAGTGTCTTGAGCACCCTTTGAAA